TTGATCAAGGAGAAGTCCATCTCACTGATTTCATCCTTATGAGAGTAAAACTCTTCTTTAGCTTCTTTGTTATGAACAGCGGAATACGCTTCCATAAAGTTACGCATTGATGAAGACATCTGATTAATCATTACTTTCTATATCTTTATTTATATTCTCTAGATATTCTCGTTCGGATGAATACACAGAAGAGGGGTCGAGATAAATCTCAACACCCTCTTGAATACTTGGTATCAACCATTCATGTACTGGTAGGCATGCTTCCCAGTTGACAGGTTGAATACAGTTCATAATAATTACAGACCAGAATGCTGCTGTGTAATTTAAAAGTGTGGTCACTGGTCCCACACCAATTGTTTAGCCAGGGTATCTCTCAACTTATTAATACGCTTCTCATCAAAGTGTGCGAAGTTAGGATACTTCTCAACCTTCTTATAATAATGAAGTGCATTGAGGATGATAGTATAATCCTCCATTGAGAGTTCAAACTTCACAAATCAACTCCTACAGAAGAACTACCGACAACTCTAGTGTATAGATGTAGTGTACCTTCCTGTTCACACTTCAAATGCCAACGTGTCATAGTAATTACATTGTCTCTAATTGCTCCAGTAAGCATTCCACGTCCACCTTTAGTCATACTAGAAAACATACCATAACGTGTTGACCAGACATAGAATACATCGTCAATTAATTCTGCACCCTCAGGTACAACAACAGTGTTTTCAGCTTTAGTGATTGTGTTCATTTGATTCATACTCTCGCTTTGTCTTGAAGTAAAGTTTATAGTAAGGTTTTTTCATTTCATTCAAAGTATTCATATCATCTTCAAATCCCAGGTATTTGCAAAGTTGATAAGAACCTTCCAACTCACTAATCAATCTTAGTATGTTAGCAGGGTGTCTCTCAAGTCCACCAAAATCATACTTACTCATAATACAATCTCAAAAGGATATAAGTTTTTTACAACTGTATTGGGATCTAATTCAGATTTATGTACCCAACGATATCGTATACACTCAAATTCAGGATCCCAAGTCATAACGCAAGTATAATCAGTCACGTTGCCTCCAATCATCAGGTTTGTCTTGCTGAAACCAACTCTTAATGTCGTCAGCATCAGTGAATCCCTTTTTGTGATTGGATGGATCGGGATCTCCTAAACCCATCCTATTCAGAAAATCGTCTGTACTGCCCTCTTCAATCTGTTGAGAAGATTGTCGTCGTGCTTTTTGTAACCAATCACGAGCAGTAGTATGACTCTTTGCCAACTTCTCGGCCCAGATCATATCATCTAGTTTAACTTCTTCACCATTGGCAATACATTTACAGATGAATTCTAATTTGAGTCTGTACTGAGTAGAAAGCATATGAGTTCACTCTTTGTAATATTTATTCTGTATCTGGTGTGTTATTCTTTTTGTTAAACCCAAATGGACCGGCAGATTCTTCTTCTAGTGCTACCTTTAGTGCAACACCACCGATTGCTTCCATACATTTAAGAACGTCTTCTGTCTTAGCACCTTCACCAAGTTCTTTGGCAACGTACCAGTATTTTGGCCAGAATGTTTCTCCTGCCCTTTGATAATCATCAAGTGTTAGTAGTTTCATAGTTTTGATAATACTTCTTTGTAAATGTTTTCTGCGATGGCTTTCATCATTAGAGGTGGTACCATTCTACCAACCCTCTCAGATTGTTGTGAATGAGAACCAGTCAAAATAAAATCATCAGGGAGTGATTGAAGTCTTTTGAGTTCTTGGATTGTGAAACTTCTATCCTCATTCCAATGAATCAATCCACCACTCGCAGTAAGTGTTGGTGCTGCTTTGAAAAATGATGCTCTCTTGGTATTGAAACAATGACCCTTCTCATGATAATCCATACCAGATAGAATCTTTTTAGGATTCTTTGGCATCTTTTTGACTACACTTTGATAGACACTACTGTTCAACATGTGGTCAGTTAGTCTATTTACATCCTCTGGATCATTCTCTACACCATCAATAATGTCAGATATGACAGTTTCTTTGGGTGAAGTGGGAGGGAACAATGTAGATACAGTAAGAACATTTAGACCAATCTTATCCGCAATATCATTACGAACTGCAATAAAGATTAGTCGTTCTCTACCTTGACCAACACCATGAAAAGATGCTCTCATTACTTTTGATGTAACAAGATAACCAATCTCCTCAAATGCATTAGTAATCTTAGCATAATAAGTCTTTGCCTCACCGATTGTCAACCCCTTAACATTCTCAGCAACAATAACCTTGGGTTGAATTGATTTGGCAACACGAATATACTCAAAGAACAAGTCTTCAATGTTCTCTACCTTCTTACCATCAGAGTAGTTCTTGGTCTTACCCCAACCATCAGAGTGTTTAGCACCCTCACCACGACACATAGACCCTGCTACAGAGAATGCTGAACAGGGTGGTGACCCATCAAGAATGTCTAGTTCCCCAGGTTTCAGACCAGTGATCTTGAGGAAGTCACCGCCTACCAACTGTTTGATGTCATCAGGAACAATATGAGTTGAGGGATAGTTTGCAGCATAAGTCTTTCGTGCTTCCTCTACAAACTCATTAATACACAGAATCTTACCACCAGCAAGACGATAACCAGTAGAGGATCCTCCACCGCCAGCGAATGTAGATATGACAGTGAACTTGGCTTGTGCCTCACCGTCATAAACATCTTGTAACTTATATGGTAATTTCATATTGGTAGAACTCCTTCACCAGTAGATGCATAGTCGGAAGCCAAGTCCATAACTCTCTTCCTCTTACGATTATTTAGCATTTTATCATCTAATAAAGTTTCAAACAAGTGGTCAATATTAGAACCAAGTTGAAGATTGATATGATCCTTTACATTAGTGACTCTATCAAATTCTTTTTTGAATGCATCTCGTACAACTTGTTTCTGTTTGGGTTGATTCAATTCAAACCAATCATACTTGAAGAAGTAATCTCTTACTTCATCATGGTAAATGTAAGGATGTACTAGTTTTATATCTCTCTCATTTGACAACTGTTCGATCTGACGAAACCCTGTCACATTATGTGGCATAAAATAATTACGTCTGAACTGATCAAACTTTTCTTTCGGTTCTTTGAAATGAAGGATAGCTTTCTTACTCACACCATAGTAACCATCAGCACCAATACCAGTTAAAAGATATGACTCTTTGATGTGAGGGAAGACATATAAGAAGGGGAAAGTACATTCAAAGTGTGTTTTCTTCCTACAGTCATAGTCTTTGACCAGACGTTTAAAGTCATCTACAAGATTATCCGTAGGAACAACAATAGTCTCACAGTCCCAACCAAACTCCTTGCTGACTTCTTCAGCTTTGTTTGCATCATAAGACTTATCACCTTCAAGGTGAAAGGTATATGCAGTAATTTTTTTACCAAGACGATGGGCAGCAAAACCCAAACTCAGACTGTCTACACCTCCAGACAACAAAATCCCCACAGTATTTGTGGGGACTTTATGAATAATGATATCCTTAAGGATGGTATCAATCATTTAATTGCAATAACTCCAACGAACTGATGATTTCTCCAGAAGATCTGACAGTCTTTGAACCCTGCAGTCATCACCATATCTCTCAACTCAGACCATGTATTAGGTTTCAACATATCACGAAGTTGTTTCTCCTTATCCATGATTTGTTCAGCAGAGAAGGTCTTTCTCTTGTAATCATAATGATTAAAGGTAAGAAGTTCTTGAAAGAATGCATTCTCACACATCAACTTCTCGGCAAAGATGAATGCACCACCCTCATTGAGACCATTATATATCTTATTGATAGTCTCCTGTCTGGTAGTCTTGGGCATGAACTGTAGGGTGAATAGTGATGTTACCAGAGAACAGTTCTTGAACTCATAGTTAATAACATTACCACGGACCCATTCTAATATTGCACCAGGGTATTCTTTACGAACCTCGATATGACGTTCTTCAAGATCATCATAGAAACTACCAGCAAGTTCTACACCCACATAATGTGCATACTGACGATTAGGGTTGTTACCAATAATCATCTTGGTAAGTTTACCTGTGGAACACCCAACATCAACGACTTTAGTATGGTCTTCTACAAAGTATCGTGAGAATGATACAGTGTCCTCTAGAAGGTTTGAGTAACCTCTGATACTATCGTTGATATGATTATCAAATCCTTCAGGAGAATGTGCAAAAGAAAAGTCGTATGTCATATTACTTACCGTGTGTTTCGTATTCTAGTGCGTCGTCAATTTTTTTGTCAAGTGTTGCAATAACATTACGAACATCTACAATTCGTGGTGGAATACATGTGGGGTCAAGAGTATAACCCTTTTGTTCTACAAACAGAGCCTGACGAACTACTGCTGCTTGTTGTAAATTTAGTTCAAGGTTAATCATAGATCTCCTCCTTATGATAGTGCTTTAGAAAGTTCTGCGTTGATAGTCAATGCCACATCTGAGGGAACATTGGCATATTCTGCTTTAAAATTACTGTCTTGAATAATAATTATGGCACATCCCTCGTCAATTTTAGTTTTGCTTTCTTCAATCATAGACACACTTTCTGGAACTCCATTACCATCTTCAAACCAAGCAAATTTTCCAATAGACCTTTCCTTAAAAATATTAGGAAGATCATCTCTCCAATCATTCCATTCAGGAGAAAGTTTACGACTGACAAATCTTGTTGAAATCATATCAACAATCTTATTTAACTCATCATCATCAAAGAGAAAAGAAAAGTGATTTCTCACAATATCTTTAATTCCTCTCAAACAACTGCTATTTGGATTCCTAATAACTTGGTCAGCAAGCGCTCTACGAACGATTCTTCTCCAACTCTTACTAAACTCCTCATCAAAAGATGGAAACTTTTCTTTAAGTTGATCTACTGTTATTTTTACTTTTTTCTTATTTCTTGTAGTCATACATCTCCTTCTTGACGGTTTTCGGAATACTGAACATCAAATGTTCCTTCTGGATAACGAGCAGAGAGTTTCTCTACATTCATTGAAAGAATTTCATCGAAGTCAGTGTCAAGTGCCATACATGCTTGTGCCATGTACCACATAATGTCACCCATCTCACGTTTCATATGAAAGACATTCTCTTCGGTATATGGCTTACCTTGAAGAAACATTTTCTTTACAACTTCAGCAAACTCACCAGCCTCAGCAGTCAAACCAAATGCAGCAGTCATCAATTGAGTGACATTACAATCATCTTTGACTTCAAGTTCAGTGAGTCTTTTTGAAAGAGTGGGCCAATCAAGACTTGGTTGACTTGTTGTTTGACGAACGAAATCAACATATTTGGTAGGGTCGATGGTCATAGTTTTAGTTGTAATAGTTTCTTGTTGTCGTAGTTTCATTAGAACTTGAACCCTTCAAATGTCTTTTTGGGTTTGTCATCATAAGTATACTCCTCATCCTTCTTATTGTCAAGAAGGTCATCCTGTGCTGTTTGCTCACAATCGTATAGTCTCATCTTGGCACGATCAATACCAATCACAAATCTCTTGTAGACGTTACCATCATTGTATCTGTTCTTCAATTGTTTTACAAGTATCTGTCCCAAGGATTCGAGCTCTTCAGTACTAATAAGGGCAAACATAAGATCAGCAGTAGCAGGGAGACCAAAGGACTCAGAAGTATCAGTAAGCTCGACATCAGAGCTACCATAACCAGAACGAGTGGTCTGCGTGGCAGATACGATAGGGACGTTTGCTTCGCAAGCCAATCCTCTAAGTTCTTCAGCAATGCTTTTAATAACTGTATATGAATTAACATTACTACCTCCCCTATACCTAGAGGAAGCACAAATATTGAGGTAATCAATAAAAATAATGTCAGGTCTAAATGATTTCTTAAGAGCAAGCTCATTGAGAAGTGCGGTAAAGTGTCCACTATGTGCACTCGCGGTTGGGTATTCTTTGATGATAAGTGTTCCTTGAGTCTTTTGTGCGAGGTTTGTTACCTTCTTCTCAAAAGTCTGTTTAGGAAGTTCACCTATGTCTTGAATATTTACATTCAAAAGATTGGCATCAATCCTTTCCGCAATCTTCTCTTCAGCCATCTCCATAGTAATATACAATACGTTCTTACCAGTAAGAAGAACAGAAGAAGCCATATGACACATAAACAAAGACTTGCCGACACCAGTCCCAGCAAGGGCGATGTTGAGTGTCTTATTAGGAAGACCACCTTTTGTAATCTTGTTAAAGAAGTCCAAGTCGAATGGAATCCGATTCTCTTTTCTGTGGTAAGACTCATACCGCTCTTCGTAGTCTAGAAGATAATCATGACCAACATGATTATCAAAACTTACAGCAAGTGCATCAGAAAGAATAGAAGGGATTGCATCAGGAGCTTTATTGTTATCCTGACCGTCTGCAATCTGAATCGATTCCATCAAAGCCAAATAGATGGCTCTTTCTCTACACCACTTTTCAGTGGTATTTAACAACCAATCGTGGTCTGTTGGTTCGTTTTCTAGACAACTAATAAGTTGAGTAACTTCCTTGAAGTTAGACTCATTGATGTCACTTCTCTTCTCAATCTCAATAGAAAGAATCTCTTGAGTTGGAACATCATTATACTGATTTACAAAGTCGGTTATCTCCTCAAATACAATCTTTTGATTAGCATCTTGGAAATAATCTGGTTTGATGAAGGGAATACATTTTCTTAAGAAGTCTTCATTATGCAATAGATTCTTGAGTACAAGAAATTCAACCTTCTCCATAACTAAACTCTTTCCGTGCGATTTGATCTAATTGTTCCATCACCTCTGGGGTGAAGTATGTCTCTGGGTCTTTCAGGATTGCCTTGGCATAGACTTTCTTACCGTCCATCTCATACCGTCCAGCAACATTCTTCCACAGTCCACCAAGTTCTCCTAGCTCAAGTAGACCATAATAACGATCAAGACCACGATGATCGTAATAGAGACGAATAGTAACATCCTTATTCTCCTTGCTTAAACGCGACTTAGCAGTCTTTGCCTTGATAAGGTTTCCAACGACTTCCGTTCCATCCTTTTCTTTCTTCTTACTGAGATAGATGATAGTACTAGC